CAGCGCGGTTACTGGCGTGAAGGTACAGCATGCAAGGCTGGTGATGGCATGACGCATGGCGGCTCATTCTGGATCGCCAAACGCGACAATGCGAGCAAGCCATGCCCGGAGAATGCCGACGATTGGTATTTGTGCGTTCGCAAGGGGCGTGACGGCGAGCGCGGTCCTGCCGGTACGGCGTATGTTCCGTCCACACCGGTAAAACTGGACGCTGCCAAATGACAAACCTTGTCTCGCTCTCATAGGCACGGGCGCATCTTCGGTTGGATACAACTGACGAAGATACATTCATCGCGTTGATTGTTTCTGCGGCGAGTGCGGCCGTGCTCGGCTACGTCAAGAATGGCCCGGACATCTTTCTGGATTCTGCCGGTGATCCGATCCTAGATAGCAATGGCGATCCGCTCGGCATCCCGGACGATATGAAATTTGCAACACTCTTGCTTATCGGCGAGTTCTACAAGAATCGCGAAGGGCAATCCGAAAATCCGGTTGACCCGCAACATGGTTATGCCTACCTGAATCGCGCTGTCGTATCGTTGCTATATCGCTACCGCACGCCAAGTCTTTCTTAACTGGAAATCGCATGTCATTTGAAGTCAAGCAATGGGATTATTCCGGCCAACCAGAACTGAAGGAGCGTCTTCTTTCAAAAATTCGTGAGACCGAACAATTCACAATACTGGTCGATGAAAAAACCGATCGATGGATTTTGATTGGCCCGAACGATGATGCTTCAATCGCGGAAGCCTCAATTATGTGCGCCGCACTGAATGTTCTATCCAATGACAATTGACGCCGGAAAACTCCGTCATCGCGTCGCGCTGCAATCTCAAGTACAGACGCAAGACCCAGACACGGGAGAAATCACGGTTGCGTGGTAGACGCAGGCGACCGTTTGGGCGGCAATCGAACCGCTATCCGTGCGCGAGTTTTTGCAATCGCAGGCCGTGCAGTCCGAGGTGACGACACGCATCACAATCCGTCGCCGGAGCGATGTAACCGCCGCATGGCGTGCGGTGCATATGGTCAACGGCGTGCTGGGAAAGATTTACAATATCACGGGCATTCTGGCCGATCCGGTCAGCGGCTTGGAATACCAAACGTTGCCCTGCTCGGAGGGCGTGAATCAGGGCGGAGCGTAATGCTGTTCGCCGTTTTGTGTACAGGCCCAAGCCTGACGCGCGAGCAAGTCGATGCATGTCGGAGTAGATGCAAGGTTGTCGCGGTGTCGGATGCATGGGAACTAGCGCCTTGGGCTGATGCTATGGTTTCGCACGATGCGCAATGGTGGCGAGCGCATCCTGAGGTGACGTTTCGCGGACCAAAGTTCACCGCGCATCCGTAGGGATTGCATGAGCTGGGCATAAAGGAATTCAAGCATGCCGAAGGGAACAGCGGGACGCTCGGAATCAAGGTTGCAAAATATCTCGGCGCAACGCGCATCTTGCTACTCGGTTGCGATCTGAAAGGAACGCACTATTTCGGGCCGCATATGCTTCCCGGACTTAAGAACACGACGCCGGAGAGGTTCCAAATATTTCAACGGCAGTTTGCGCTCCGATCACACCTTCCGGTCGTGAACTGTTCGCCTGATTCGGCGCTTGAATGTTTTCCACGCGGCAATTTGTTGGATGAATTGAATGCCTACGGCATGGCTTGCAATCAGGCCGCTTGAGTCTCGGATTGCCGCATTCACGACTGGGATGAAGCAATGCGGGTTCGCTGTAAGACAGGAAATGACGTTCACGCCAGATGCCGGCGATGTCCTGATTATCTGGAATCGATACGGCTAGGCGAACGAATGCGCGAAGGCGTTTGAACGGAAGGGTTTGACCGTCCTGGTCGCTGAGAATGCAACATGGGGCAACGACGCGTAGGGAGGCCCGTGGTTGTCGTTATGGCGAGGGCTGCACAACCGCGTTGATTCGATTCGCGACGGCGGCATGGAGCGTTGGGATGCGCTGACGATGCCCTTGGTGGCATGGCGACCGGATGGAGGCGAAACGGTCGGCCTCCCTCAGCGCGGAATCGGCCCTGAAGGCGTTGCGATGCCGCGAGGATGGATTCCGCCGGGCTGTGACCGAATCAGGGCGCATCCGGGCATGAAGGATTGCATACCGCTAGAAATCGATTTGGCAAACGCGTCGAAGGTGGTTACATGGGGAAGCGGTGCGGCGGTCAAAGCGCTGATGATGGGTATCAAGGTCGAATCCCATATGCCGGGATGGGCCGGCGAGCAGGACAATACTGATGCTGGGCGACTGGCAATGCTGCGAAGATTAGCTTGGGCCTAGTGGCGGCTGAGCGAGATTGAAAACGGAGAGGCGTTTACATGGCTGTTGTCCTAATAACCGGAAAGGGTGGCAAATCCGGAAGCTGGTAGATCAGGGGCGAATAGTTGGGCGGGGCAATCGGCGCGGAAGTATTGCTCGAGGCCGAGACCTACGATTGCCGAGAGGCGCAAATCATTGTCTGCATCAAGCGTGTGCCAGATAGACTGGTGAATACGGTTAAGGCAAGCGGTAGGCCGTTAGTTTGGGATGTTGTCGACGCCTATCCGCAGCCGAATTCGTGGAACCGAGATCAGTGCATGGCATGGCTCTACGGGGAACTGCGAAGGATTCAGCCAGATGCCGTAGTATGGCCGACCGAGCGGATGATGCGAGATGCAGACTTCGCCGGGCCACAAATTGCCATACCGCATCACGCTTGGGCAAAATATCAGGCATATCCGGTGCGGGATAAGGTCCGCATTGTCGGCTACGAGGGCGCAGAAAACTATCTAGGCCGCTGGCGCTCAATCGTTCAGCGAGAATGCGACAAACGAGGATGGGTGTTTCAAATCAACGGCGATATGCAAAACGCCGATATCGGAATTGCTCTTCGAGATGGTGAAGGCTATGCGCAAAAGAATTGGAAGCCGGGCACGAAATTGGCCAACATTCAGGCATTAGGTATTCCAGCGCTGTGCAGTCCAGAAGCCGGATATCGAGAAATTGCCAACGGTTCAGAACATTGGATCAAGACGGCGGATGATGTGGCGATTGCATTCTCTTCGCTCGAATCATCCTGCGCGCGGGAAGTCATTTAGGGCTTTCAAGTCCATAGCGTTCTGACGGTGAAATCCATCGCGGCGAGGTACAAAGAATGGCTCTACGGGCTGGCATTGAAATCCTGACCCATCCCGAGGACTCAATAAGCGCCCGCGCGATCCTTAATGCAATGGGCCAAGCGAGTCCGATGCCGTGCGCGAATACGTCTGGATATTTTGGCAAGCATCATTTACTGATGTTATGGGGATACGGGAGGCCAGGCAATTCGGAGGTCGTGCGCGGACATATTAAGCGTGGCGGTCGGGTGATTTTGTGGGACTTGGGATATTTCGGCGATCGCAAAAATTATGCGCGCTTAAGCATAGACCAATGGCATCCGTAGACGTGGCTTGACAGGACGCCGGCCGATCCCTCGCGGTGGCAAGCGCTGAATATCCCGCTGCGGAATGATGCGAATGATGATGGTCCAGTAATTGTCATCGGTATGGGGAAAAAGTCGCGCGTATTCCTTGGCGCTGGCGATTGGGAGTTACGAAAAGCAAGCGAGTTGCAGCAGCGGTTTCCCGGTAGAAGCATCATTGTGCGCCAGAAGCGTGCCCAGGTTCCGATTGACCAAGCATTACGCGGAGCATCGCTTGTCGTTTGTCATCACAGCAATTGTGCCGTGGATGCGATTATCGCTGGCGTGCCATTCGAGTGCGAAGACGGCGCAGCGCATTGGCTATAGGGCAAGCCATATACGATGCAATCGCGACTAGATTTTCTGGCGCGGCTCGCATGGTGGCAATGGAGGCCGAGCGAAGCAGCGCTGGCATGGAAATTTATCTTGAGGATGGTCAATGCGTCTTAACATTGGATGTGGAAACAAGAGAATTGCAGGCTATACGGGCGTCGATGCCGTGGCTCGAAGCGCGGCGGATATCGTTTCGCCCGCATGGTAGATTCCGCTCTCGGATGGGTGCGTTGATGAGATCATGGCCATCCACGTTTGGGAACATTTCTATCGCTGGCAGTGTGATGATGTGATTGGAGAATGGCGACGATTACTCAAGCCTGGTGGCTTGCTCGTCCTGGAATTGCCGGATTTTTGGAAGTGCTGCCGCAATGTTGTCGAAAGCGTCAAGGGCAAGCATCCAGACCAGCTTTCGATGTGGGGGTGCTATGGTGATCCAACGGGGCATGATGAATTCATGGCCCATCGTTGGGGTTGGACTCCGCAAACCCTGGGTGAATTTCTCAAGGCGAATGGCTTTGCTTCCATTGCCGAAAAGCCTACGCAGTTCCACCGCGCCGGTAAGGATTTGCGCGATATGCGAATTGAGGCCATCAAGGCATGAATCCGTTGCGCGTCTACATCGGTTTTGACGCCCGTGAGCAGGAAGCGTACCGCGTTGCGGAATCGTCGCTGCGCAAGCACGCATCTGTTCCGGTATGCGTCACTCCATTGAAGGCAGACAGGCTTGCCTCATTTGGACTGCTGCGGCGCCCGTAGGATCGTCGCGGGACAATCTACGATCTGCCGAGCAATGCCCCATGCTCCACAGACTTCGCCATTTCCCGTTTCCTTGTCCCGCACCTAGCGCAAACTGGATGGGCGCTATTCGTAGATTCAGACGTCGTGTTCCTCGGCGATGTGGCGGAGTTATTCGACCAAGCCGACGACAGTAAGGCTGTCATGGTTGTGAAGCATTCGTAGCCGGAAACCGGCGGCCTGAAAATGGATGGTCAATCGTAGCTGCACTACGACAGGAAGAACTGGTCGAGTGTGATGCTAATAAACGCAAGCCATCCAGCGAATCAGCGCCTAAGCTTGCAGGACGTGAACGAGCGTCCAGGCCGAGATCTGCATCGATTCTACTGGCTGCATGATTCCGAGATCGGGATGCTGACTCCGGATTGGAACGTCTTGATTGGAGTTCAGGAAAAACCATTCTTCCCAAAGCTCGCGCATTTCACGCTGGGCGGTCCATTCTTGCCGAACTGGAAAGGCGCAGAGCATGATGAAATTTGGCTGGAGGCGGCGCGCTGATGTTTCCGCCAGTTTTCAGTACCGCCGTCGCCGCGTCCGCCGTCACCGCATTACTCGGCACGAATCCGACACGCCTATATCTTTTCGGCGAGGCTCCGCAGGGCGTAGCAAAACCCTATGCCGTCTGGCAAACCGTCGCCGGCTCACCTGAAAATTATCTCGGTACGCTACCAGATATCGATCATTGGGTTGTATAGGTCGATGTGTACGCAGATACCGCCTCAAGCGCTCGCGCGGTTGCGTAGGCATTGCGTGACGCATTTGAGAGCAAAGCATACGTGACGGACTGGCTCGGAGAATCGCGCAGCACGGACACACTGAATTATCGGTACGGTTTCATGCTGTCATGGTGGAAGCCGCGCTAACGAATCCGGGGAGCGCTCTCCGGCTAACTCCGCAATGATGCGGAATCTTTCAATCATCTAGATGAGGTATCAAAATGGCGGTCTTGACTCGCGGTACATAGCTCTACTTCGTAAATCCGGCGACCCATGCGGTCGTTGAACTCTATTGCGTGAAAACGCTTGATCCCGGCGGCGCGCAGCGCGGCTAGGTCGAAACGACTTGTCTCAACGCTCAGTCACGCTCGTATCTTCCTGGCCTGCCGACTCCCGGCTAGGCTACGCTGACGATCGATTTCGATCCGCGCCAGGCGAGTCATGTCCTGTTCCATGATCTGTACGTCTCGGGCGATACACTTCATTTCGCGCTTGGCTGGTCTGACGGCACCGCACCGCCGACCGTGAACTCTGCCGGTGAATTCGTTTTCCCGACGACACGCACATGGTTGTCGTTCGATGGATTCATCCAGAACTGTCCGTTCAACTTCCAAGTTGATCAGACGGTGCAGTCGAGCGTGCAGATCCAGGTGTCTGACTTCCCTGACCTGCTCGCGAAGACCTGAGAATGGCTGATGCCGTTGACGTTCGCGGACTAGAGGGGGCACTTGACTTGCTCAAGAGCCTCCCTCAAGAGCTTGTCTCAAGCAAGGGCGGCGTCGTGCTGTCCGGTCTGCGGAAGGGTGCAACGATTGTTCGCAAAGCATGGCAGGCGGAAGTTCAGCGCATGGTGGACGAGCCGAATATCGCGGGGCGCTACAAGGATATAGGCCTATACAAAAGATCCATCGGCGCCAAGCGCGTCAGCAATCCGAAGAAGTATGGAGCGGATGAAATGGTGCGTGTTCGCGTGAAGGCTGGCACGTATCCGGACGGCGATCCTGTCGCAATGGTCGCCGGCATCCTCGAGCACGGCGATGAACACATGGTCGCCAAGGCTCCTTTCAGCAAGGCCACGGAAGGCATAGGGCAAGCCGTTGCAGATGCGGTTGTGCAAGGCATCAATGACGGCATCCAAAAGGCAATAAAGAAACTCGACCCAACGGCTTAACCCAACGGCAAAAGCGGTTCATCGGGCGCGCGGCCTCTACGCTGTTCGCCGTGGCGCAAGTCGCGCGACCCGTCCCGCAAAGCAAAGGTGATTTATGGAACTGATTCAGAAAACTCTCAAGTACAAGGGCAAGGAAGAGCAGGTTTACTTCAAGGAACTGACCGCCGGCCAGCGGCTAAGCCTGCTCAAAGGACAGCGCATCTAGACGCATCCGGGCGACGAAAAGGCCACGATCGAAATTGACCTTGGTGATAATCTCGAACGCAATCATCGTTTGGTTCAGATGACGCTGGTAACTGCGGAAGGCATTCTGGTCTATCGCACTATTAGCGAACTACAAAGCGAATCCGATGCGAAGGTGCGCGCACTGGTCAAGCTTGCGTCCGAAGTCCATAAGGATGACGACGAAGAAAAAAACGCCTAAGCGGTAATCCGCAGCTTCGGTTCCTTTGCCGACTTGCCCTGACGTTTCGTAGGCCACTTCATGAAGTCATGGACTGGCCTGCGTCTCACATCGATTTATGGGCGCAATATCTCGGCAAGGAACCGTCGCCGGATGACCGCATGGAAATCCAGATGGCCGCGCTGTAGGCGCTCTACATCAACTCGCATAAACGCGAGGGCGATCCAGCGAAACGCATCGATGAATTCCTCCTATTCCGCAATGCTTGGGGCGATGCTCCGCAGCCGGAATCCTCACTCTCTGATCTGCTAACCGAATTCGGGCACCATAACAAGGCGCGATAATGGCAACGATTGTATTTGACCTGAAGGCGATTACCGGGGCGTTTATTACCGACTTCTAGCGCGCCTCGAAAGAGGCGCAGAAGGCGATGAAGGAAGTCCGCGACTCGATAAACGAGACGGCGGCTGGTGCGAAAGAGGGTCTTCTTGAGGCGGTGAAATCCCTGACTGGCCTGAGTGCTGGTTAGCTCGGTCTTGGCGCTCTCGCCGCCGGCTTGGGCGAGGTGACGAAGCAAGCCATCGAGACTGGCGACAAACTGAATAAGATGGCGCAGAAGGTTGGCATCGGCGTCGATTCTCTCCAGGGCCTTGTCTATGCCGCATAGCTTTCAGACGTTGGCATCGAATCACTCGGGTCTGGGCTTGAGAAGTTCAACAAGGCGATATCTGCCGCCGCGGGCGGTAGTAAGGAATAGGCAGCCGCGTTTGCGTCTATTGGCGTTAGCCTCAATGATGCGAACGGAAAACTTAAGCCTACAGCGCAGCTCGTGTCCGAGGTATCGGATAAATTCAAAGGGTTCACGGATGATGCGAACAAGACGGCGCTGGCAATGGCGCTATTCGGCAAATCTGGTGCCGAACTAATCCCATTCCTGAACACAGGAAGTGAGGAAATCAAGAAAATGGCCGCCGAGGCAAAGGCTCTCGGTGGTGATTTCGCGGCAATTGCAAAGCCATCCGAGGAATTCAACGACAACATAACGCGCATGAAATATGCGGCGGTTGGTTTCGGCGTGGATATAGCGAAGGAATTATTGCCCGTCTTGATTGAGGCGGAAGAGCGCATATTGGATTTCATCAAATCCGCACGAGAAAACGGCACCTTCTAGGCATTGGCATCAGCAATCGGAGTTGTCGTTAGCAATCTCGATACCCTTGCGGTCGTGCTCACGTCGCGCCTAGCCATTGGTGCAGCAATTTCTGCGTTTGAGACCCTTACCGTTGCCATAACCTCGACCGCCGGAGCTGCTGCTTTTGCAGAAGGTGCGCTTGCATTACTTGGCGGACCTGTAGGTATCTTGGCAATCGCCGCAGGGCTGATGTATCAATTTTCTACAACTACAGATATAGCCACACAAGCTACTGATCATCTCAGGGATGCGATCAAGAAGGCTGACGATGCGACAAACGAATCCCTGCCTGGTCAAAAGGCTGCGCTTAGGGCCGCAATTGATCGAGCCAATGCTGACCTCAAGGCGGCAGATGCAGCATTGACTCGCGCCGAGGCCGAACAAAAACTAGCGAATGCTAATTTGCCTGCGCCAGGCGCCACATTCACAAATGGTGGTGGCGCATTCACACTTGCGGCGGGCATGGCTGATTCAAAAGTCGATAGTCTAAAATAGCATATTGCTGATTTGCGAAAGGAGATATTCAGCGCAAACGAATCCCTAAGCATTCTCGCGATCAATTAGAACATTGTTGGCGAGAAGGCGAAACAGGCAACGCCAAACTTCAATGGCCTTGCGAAGGCCATGACCGACGCAGAAAAGCAGGCTGAGAAGCTTGCTAAGGACGGAGTTGAGCTTGCCTCGTTTCTTGATCAGTTGTCTTCCAAAACTGCAGATAAGCATACGAAGGCATGGGCGGAATACGGTGCAGCAATCGAAAAGATTAATGCCCTTTCCACAAAATTTATCAAGGATGGAATGGATCAGGCCAGGGTCCAACAGTTCATATCCGATGCGACCCAACTTGCAACCCGTTCATTGCGCGAATAGACTGATGCAAACGAGAATCTTCTTCATGTCTTTGGCGATCTCGATACGCAAATAGCGCAAGAAACTCAAACGCTGGGGCTGAATTCCGACCAGCGAGATATCGTGAATGCCACGATTAAGGCGTAGGCGGAAATCTCAAAAGCACTTGAGGGCGTAATGGGGCCATTGACTCAGGCGCAGCAAGACGAAATTGATGCAGAGCTTGGGCGCGTGTAGTCACTTGAGTTGCTGAAACAAGAAACAAAGCGCGGCGAAGAGGCGGCGAGAGACTGGCAAAATGTCTGGAAAACTGCAGGCGATGGATTGGCGAGCACATTTGCTAGCATTCTGGTCAATGGCGGCTCATTATTCGATGGCCTTGTTAACCTGGCCAAGCAAACCGTCTAGGCGATCATCGAATATTTCGCCAAGCTCGCGGTCATCAATCCGATTCTGAATTCGATCTTTGGCGGATAGGCCGGTTTCAATCTGCTGCCGACGCTAGGTAGCGCGATTGCTGGCGGCGGTGGCGTTGCCGGTGGTTCAGCCGGCATATCGTCGATCTTCTCCGCCTCGTCATGGGTCAACGCAGGTAAGAATCTCTGGTCAGGATTCAGCACGTTCTGGAACGGCTCCGGCGTCGATGGCGTCGGCGGCAATTTCATGGGCAATTTCGTCACCGATAACGGCACGACGACCTGGACGAATAGCGGGCTAGGGAGCGCAATTGGCATTGCTGGCGGCCTCTATGCTGGCTACAACCGATACTAGAGCGCTGGCGGCGGCCTCGCCGGCCTCGCAGGAGGGGCGGCGTATGGCGCGGGCACCTATGCCCTTGCCGGCGGCCTCGGCTCGCTTGCCGCGGGCGGTGGATTTGCTGCTGGCGTATCTGGCGCGTTCGCGGCAGTTCCCGTGGTGGGCTGGATTGCATTGGCCGCAATGGCCATTGACATGCTCTCTGGCGGAAACCTGTTTGGCACGGCCGCGAAGCCTACGGGCAATACGACTTAGAACATTGTTCTAGGCCAAGAGAGCGCGTCCGTACAAAATCAGTACGAAACGAAAAAGAAAGAAGCCTTTTTCGGCGGAAATTCCTATAGCTGGAAAGACTTCGCCGCGACCGACGATTAGATGGCTGCCGCAGATGCGCTTTTCTCCGGCATCCTGAAATCGGTGACCGCTGGCGCAGATGCGCTTGGTGGCAAGGTCGGCACGCTGATTACTGGCTCGTTCTATCAGAAGTTCGATAAGGATGGGAAGGTACTCGATGCCTATTCGACCGTGCTCGGTTAGAAATACAAAGAAACGATGCAGCAGTTCGCGGAGCGCGTCACCGCTGAGAACTTGCTGGCATTGCTTCCCGCCGCATAGAACGCTTCGAAGATCGCCGATCAATGGCGCGCATCTGCGGATGCGTTGCTAGACGGCACCAGCCTGCTACTTTCAGCGCAGGTCGATATCAACAAGGGTATCGGCTTGCTCGGGGACAATGGCAGCCTTGCGGACATCACGAAAGAAGTTCAGAAGCTGCAGTTGCAGAATGAATCTCTTTCGCAGACCTATTCGAGATTGCAGACCGAGCAGCAGACGTTCAAGACCATTCTTGACACGTTGGGGCTGACGACGGGCAAGACGGGGGCTGACTTCCTCGAATTCACGGACAAGCTAGTCACCATGGCGGGCGGCCTATAGAACCTGCAAAGCGCTTGGGATGGCTATTACAACGCCTACTATTCCGATTCCGAGAGGCAGGCGAATGCGCTCAAGGCGATGCAAAAGGCCGTTACCGATACTTTCCAAGTTATCGGCGAAGACCCCGCCGAAAGCATGGCGAAGTTCCGTGCAGATTTTGAGGCGGCACTCCCAACGCTGACACCGGAATAGGTGCTGCAGTGGCTTGCTGGCGCGAACGCACTCGCCAATCTGACCGCATATATGAGCCAAGCGGCAGATGCGGCAACGAAACAGGCCCAGGCAGACGCGGCGGCGCAAGCTGCGGCGATGAAGAGCTATTCCGACTTCGTCGCATAGTTCGATCCGAAGACGCTCGGCATCACGGCGTTTGAGAACTCGCTGATTGGCCTACACGGCACGCTGACGGACAATATCCAAAAGGCGAATGATCTGGCGAAGGCCGCCGGCATGGCTGGCGCTTCTCAGCAGGATATTGCAAAGATCATTACTGCCTCCGCATAGGCCGGCGTCGATGCGCTTAAGGCGTTTGAAGATCAGACGCAGCGGCTTGCTACGAAGCTCTACGGTACAGACATTGATCGCCTAACCAAGCAATTGACCGATCTGCAAGCTGTAGACAAAACGCGTCTTGCCGGCGTGGACCCGTATACCGCATCCCAGTTGGCGCCCTTCTTCGCCAAGCAAGAGCAAGCGATTCAGGATCAGATCGATCAGGCGAACGCTTAGGCGGCAGCGCTGCAACGGCTGGCGGATGCGACCTCACTCCTATCCAATCTCGGATAGATCGGTTCAATCACTGGTCAATCGCTTGACGACTTGACAAAGCAGTTCAGCATCCCATTGGATAAGTTTGCGACCGATCTTGGCCTTTCTGGCAGTGATCTCAACAAGCAATTCCAGCAGGCCGAATTGCAGGCTCAGGCAGCGATCAAGGCGAACGAATATCTAGCCGATATTCTGGCCACATTGCAGGGCAAGCCAATCAATGCACTCAGTACACTTGATGGAATAATTGGCAGCAAGCCGGTGCCTACACAATCCGCGCCTGCGGACAATTCCACGGCGCTCAACGCCATTGCGGATAGGATCATCGCCGCGATCAATAATGGCACTGGAGCAACACAAAACACCGCGAGGGTTATCGCCAGTGCGCTAACGACTCAAACCACGCGGCAATCTGCGGCGGCATTGAGCGGTCCACGCACCACGCAGCCACCTCGCTTTTCGCAGCCGGCATGATTGTCCCTCGCGTTGTCGTCAGCGAAATGTTCGACGGAATGTCGATACATGGAAGCGCGCCGACTGGCCTGACGACACAGACATACTCGGCAACCTTCACGGCGGTCAGTCCGACGCCTCCGCCTTATACATTCACCATTACCGGCACGTTGCCGCCGTCGATCGACCCTACGAAGACATCCGACTCGATCACGTTTTCTAGCAATAACCTCACAACCGCAGGCATTTATACCGTCACGCTGACAGCGCGCAATTCAGACCGCGTCCGCGCAAGCATCACGATCACATTCGTGATCATCGCATCAGAGCCGGATAACGCGATCATTGACGAATATAACAACTTCATTGTCGATGAATCAGGTAATAGGATTTTGTACTCATAATGGACAAACAAATATATCTATATCCAGAAGTCACAGCGCCATCTGGCACTGAACGTGCACTTCTTTGGAGCGGACCAGATGTAACTGGTTATACAGCTAACATAAAGCTATCAACGATTGCTGCACTGTCGAAATCAGTCATCCGCCTGGACATATTCCAGGGCATTGTTTCATCGAAGTACGACTCGACGCAGAAGCGCGTCTGCGGAAAGGTCAAGTTCGATCCGACAGCAGCGCGATACAAGCTTTCGACGACATCAACCGCGACTCTTTACGTCAACCTGGAAACAACCAGTGCTTCGAACGCTGCCTACTTCGAGTTGTTTCAGGAATCCGGTACTGGATCACCACTGAGCATCGTCACGCTCAATACCACGTCACTCACGACCGTCACATTAACGGCAGACGTTTCAACCTATTTCCGCAGCAATTCTAACGCCGGCCTATTCACTGGTCGCGAATGGATAAACGTTGCCGATTCCATGAACTACGCGAATGGTTCTGGAGCGTGGATCGAAATTCAACCTTGAGAAATATATGTCGCTTCCTACACTATCTAAGTCATGGACGTTCAACTGCAACAACGCTATCACGGCACAAGGCACCGCTTTGGCTGATTGCTAGGCTCTACTACTGGCGATAGTCAATGCGCTTTTGGCTACCGGTAAATGGGCGGTAGCATATTCATGCAATTCCGTCACGGCAGGCTCCGCAGGAGATGGAGTTAATCGCTGGTCTACTGGTGCGAATCTGGTATGGGGTAATACAACGCGGTCTTGGATGGTACTAAAAAACACCAGCATGCCTGGGGGCAATTATCAGCTTTGCATCGACTTAAGCAATTCGGCAAGCAATAACCTAAGCATAATACGATCGGTAAATGCAGGGTTTACCGGCGGTACCGTGACTGCTAGACCAACAGCAACAGATCAAGCAACGGTGTTGAATAATTTGACGTGGGGAGGACCAAGTTCCGATCAGGCGATGCGCTGGTCAACTGAAGTTAGTACGGATGGGCAATGCACGCGAGTCATTACCGCTGGTTCAGGCAGCTTAAGGGGATATTGGTACTTTGAGCAAACTGCTAGTCCAGATACCGGGACTACATATCCAATAGTGGATTACGCAGTTGGAGTGAATACCGGAACAGCCAACCCGAGTTTAACCGCAATACTGGTTTACCCGCTAAGTGCAACCCCAGGGACGGCGAGCGTAGGTTACGTCAGTCAACTAACCGCGCTTACTAGTCCGAGTTCTATTTCAAGCAATTGGCCTATGGTACCAGCTTGTATCGTTGGAACAACGGCGGGTGTTTTTGGCTACCTTGGCATGTTCCAAGACATGTGGATCGGGTCCGCTAGCATCGCTACTGGTGATAGCTACCCAGGAGCAGCGAATTGGGCGCCGAGCACGTCATATGCGGTGGGCGCACAAGTCACAAATGGATCCAATGTATATACCTGCACCACCGCTGGAACTTCTGCATCAAGCGGCGGCCCAACCGGCACAGGGACAGGAATTAGTGACGGAACTTGCGTTTGGAGTTTTTTCTCGCAGACATTGAAGTTCGTTCAAGTAGGGCAGTACATCATTCCATGGAACGGCGGGGCGTTTAACCTCACATGACTGCGCGCGCTGGTGGTTTCTATAACGTACAACCTACGGCGCCATCCGCTGGACTTCGCGGCATTGGTCGCTCTTCTGGCGCATTCTATGCGTTTCAGTCACGCCTTCCGATCTATTGGAATACCGGATGGTACTTGGGCGTTCAAGAAACTCCGTGGCTCAGCTACGGCGCGCCAAGTTCAATATCTCCAAGCGGGCACACACCATTGACAAACGTGCAGTATGAATTGCTCGAATCACTGCCATGACCGTACATCGCACTCTAACCGCATCAATCGAATTCACTATGCGACAGCTCTATTCGATTCTCGATAACACCTATGCTGATGCATCGATGGATATCAGCGATGGCGCGACTATTCTAGCTTGCAATACTGGTGGCGCGAACTCGCACCGCATGTGTCGTTGCACAGTGCCTCTGTCCGATACCATCAGCTAGTTTGAGACGCTTACTTGGGGTAGTGGATCGCTTACCAACGGTTCGTTAGGCGCCGTATACATCGGAATCGTGAATGCAAGTGCGCCGACCAACAAGTATGTTGGCGAGGATGCGAATGGCTACGGGTTCCGTTTGGATGACGGCAAGCTCTACTTCAACGGCTCAGCCGTCGCCACGTTCACTGCCTGCGCGAAAGGTGATCTCGTCTACTTCCGGGTCAACTTCGACAACAATCAGATTTTGATCACCGTTCTCAATGGCAGCACGACGATCGGCACGTATCTCGCGAGCACCACGAACACGGCGGCATGGTATCCGGCAATCACGGTTGCTGGCGGCTCCGCGTTCTCGTTGCAGACGTTCTTCAATGCAGGTCAGCGCACATTTGAGAACAACACCAATGTGCAGGGCTGGTGGGATGCTGCCGCATAGCCCGCATCGGTCTATCTTGCGACCGATCCATATCTCTCGCAGCCATCCGACAGCTTGCCATCACAACGCTTTGATGCGGTCAATGGCGCCCTGATTCCAGACAATTCGATGGTCTTCCCGCGCGGCGCGGACTTCTGGATGAACAAGGGCGATAGCCGGCTCGGTTCATCGCTGAGCACGCTGGCATTAGAAGACCCAGACGGAAAATATGATTTCATGCTTGACCATCGCAATGCAGCGATGAAGTTGAGCACGGTAGACCAGAGCGGAAGCTACGATAGCGCGTAGCTTGAGGATACCGTCATCCTTGATCGAGTGGAAACAAAAGGTGACCAAGCCAAGGTCATCTATATGGCCGATCCGATCGCGGAATTCTTATCAAAGCCGTTCAATACGACCTATTTTCTGCCGAACTAGGATTCTAGCGTGGTGGATACGCCGGTGCCGGTTCTTATCGGCATGGCGCGCAATTTCGAGCCGGTGTGTGAAGATCCGGTAAACCATGTCTACCGCATTAGTGATAGTGCAATAGGTGCAATTGGTGCGGTTAGGGTATAGGGCAAGCTGCTTGTATTCGGCACGGACTATACGTTGTCCGCTGACGGCATGCGAATCACTCTCACGGCTGCGCCTACAGGAAAATTGACCGTAGAGGCCAGCGGGGTAGTGCAGGGAATTCCTCCTGGTCCAACCGATTTGCTCAGTGGTCACGGCGACTTCGGCAGCTAGACGACTCCGGCAGTTTGGCAAGCCAACTGGCAAACCTATTGGAGCGGAAATGATTCCTATACCAATGGTGACCGCCCCTGCTGGTTTGATGAGTTTGGCGGCGGCCATGTTGACGGCATAGACGATGCGGGCGGCCTGTCTGGCTCCAATGGCTCGGTGCTGATCAATTTCTATGCGACAACTCTGCGTCCGCAGAACTACGCCATAGGGTTCCGGACTAAGACCAATGTTGTGCAGAACGGTAAGACCTATGCCTGTCAGGTAAAGTTTTGGGATGCGCCATACGTCGCGACTCAGCAGCCGTTGGATAGCACGACCTCGGTTCTTGCGCATTTCTTCCTTGACGGGCATCACGACCAATACCAATACCGCTCCGTAAATCACTGGTCGGGGATGTACTATTCTCAGTTCACAGATTCGGGCGGCAAGCCTGGGGCGCCTCAACTTGCCGCGGCTGGCGGTGTATGCAATGCGGTGTTCTTTAATACCGGCCTCAATCTTCAGCCGTACGCAACCGATTGTCCCGCCACGGCAACCATCAGCTTCACCAACAATTCCGGCGCTGATCTACCCCTTTGCCTGAACTTCGTTGATGGCAACGGCGGATCATGGTGGATCCGCAGTGTGGTGCTTTACGAGTTGCCGGACGCGATCAATGCAGCCCCATTGCAAGGTGTCGGCCTCGAAGATTATATGCGCGCCGTGCTAACACGCGCTGGAATCGATGAAAGCCAATGGGACCCAATACAGGCACGGGCAATCGATGCGGCTACGGGCTACCAGATCGGAAACTGGTTCTCGAATCAGCCGGTAACTGTTCAGTAGGCACTACAGCCCGCCCTTGACACGTTCGGCGCCTCCATCTATCGCAAACGTGATGGACGAATGGGCGTCGTTCGTCTGATTGATCCGGATACCGTAGCGGATGCGGATGTGAATTGGGAAATCGACGAGAGCGATATCCTCTTGGAGCCTTATGTTTATCCCGATGTCATGCAGGGATTGACGACTGGCACCTATGGTCGAAAGAACATCTCTCCTGCGTCAGAGAGCGACTTTACGAACATGACGACCACTGACGTGTCAATCGCCGAGCGTAAATTGCTGGAAAGGAATTATCAGTTTACCTATACCAGCGGCGTGCAACTCAGCGAAATGTACGGTCAGGCATAGCTTAACGTTCCGCGTGAAACGCTATTCGACCTTAAGGCCGATATGTAGGCAGAAACCGAGCGCACAGTTGCCCTAGCGGTGAACACGCGCAAGTTCTTCCAGATCACAGTCAAAATGCCGCCAGGAACTCAATATGATGTCGGCGATGTTGGCAAGGTGACCTATAAGCTCAACTCAGCCGGAACGTCACGGCGGTACGGTCTGGATGGGGCAAAGGTTTTTGTCTTCGCCGTAGATCCGAACCCCGCTATGCAAACCTGCCTGCTTGTTTGTTGGAGATAATGATGTCTGGATCATCCCTATTCGGCTATGGCGCACCGGCAGGCGTGAGCTATGCCATTACGGGGGGCGCAGCCTTTGTTGGCAACATCGTGCTCGACAACTCGGCGCCTTCCGATGTCACCCGCTTCACCTGGTCGTCTACATCGACCGCAGTCGTTACCCTGCAGGCGCTATGGTCAACGCCAATTGTTCCACGCTGCGGTTGTTTCTTAGGCACCACGCTTCCTATTGGCATGGTGGTCACAATCAAAGGAAAGCGGTCTGGGGATTCAAACTTCCCCTATCTTCTTGGCGGAAATTCGTAGACATCAGTTGTGGTCTAGCTTGATGACGGATCACGGGCAATCATCTGGGCGTTCGATGCTGGATTGACTCCGATCATCGGCTATGAAATCGCCATGTATCCCGCGCTTAGTGTTACCTCATCGGAACTCTTTGAGATTGGTGAGGCTCGCATCTTTCAGGGCTACCGCCCCGGTAATGGCATTCAGGAGAAATGGACGCCGGGGTTTGACAATATTCAGAATCCATCAACAACGGTCAATCGCCAACCGCACGTTGTCAATCACCGCTACAACCATACGCTCAATCTGACCCTCGGCATCGCTACTGAACAAGCCGCATGGACGAGCGATAATGGCGACATATCGCTAAACCGCTTCGCGCACATTGCGGCCGCGCATCAGACCATGCTTGCGATCCCATATGCCTACAATAAGGGTATTCTGAACGCGCAAATGCTCGCCAACTCTGCGATCTACGGTTACGCAAGCAAGGTCGAGCAGCCTCAGCACATCGAGAACCATCTTTATCAGATGGCTATGTCGTTCACCGAATATCCTCCACAGCAATACGGCTAACCAAGGAGTCACCATGTATAAGTTCATTCTCGCAGCGATCCTGTTCGCCATTGCCTCTTTGGCGCACGGCTAGGTCGCTACCTGTACCGTCACTGGCCCGGATGGCTATAACGGACCATATTCTCCGGCGCTGAACTTCACTTGCGGAAGCACACCACCGCCACCAGTTTGCACGCCACCCGCAACCCTTGATCCAGTGACACATCAATGCGCGACACCGATCAACTATTGTGACGCAAGCCAGATAAGCACCGCCCTTGGTGGCAAGACGTTTCAGCGGCAGTGCGCGGGGCAGATGGTGCTACAGCCCAACGGCATTGGTGGGGGAATCGTCGGCCTGACAGATCTTGGCTCTCTGCTTGGCAACAAGGCGTTCCCGAACTATCCGTATTCTGGGCAATCGCTGACGTTCTACATCGACTCTGGATACTACGTGTCGCTGGCGTTCACTCCCGCCGCATCGGGGCTGATTAAGTTCACTGCGAACAACAGCTACGGCGACGGCGGCACGATCTCGCTGAGCACTTCGCCCGGTGTCTTGACCCCTGGCGCCCAAGGTGTCATCTGCGCATCAACCTATGGTGGTCTGAATAGCATGATCGTCGGTACATCGACGGGATATTGCCAGGTCAAGATCGGGCAGACGTACTACATTAACTTCGCCGACACAAACGCCAACGGCGATCAGCTTTGCTTTGGTGGGACAGCGGGGACATGTGCGCAGTCGCGTGTGTCCTACGCCTTTACAGCAAGAGCGCAGTAACCGGCCTAGCTAAGCGATCCATCGCCGTCCGCCGCTTGCGGCACTGCTTCCGGGTAGGCGTAGGGTAGGGGTGTCGACGCTCTCGTCGACATGGGCGATTCCCGCGCCATCCTGTAGGAGATTTCCTACGCCGGAAGGGTAGGTTTGTGCGGCTTTGAGTCGGCCTGTCGGAAAAATAGTAGCAGTCAGCAGGAATAGTAGCAAAAGGCCCGCAAGCGGAAAACGCTGCGGGCCTTGTCGTTATTGGCTCCCCGAGACGGACTCGAACCGCCGACCCAGTGATTAACAGTCACTCCCGGCAATGTGATGATATCGCATTGATTCGTATAGCGAAAACTGCATTTGCAAATTGCTACTATTCGGCAAAATCGACCGGCTACAGACCGCATTATTGCTTGACCTGTTTGCGGATAGTAGCAAGCGGAGTCACCGCCGTTGGCTTGGCGCGATAGTGCTTTCTAGTCACCTTTTCGTCGCTATGCCCGAGCCTTTGCGCGGCGTCCGTGTCGCTCGCTGAATCGCTGCCAGTCTTGCGGCGCAGATCGTGCCACTTCAAATCCTTGACCGGCAATTTCACGCGCCAGCGCTGCCATGTCGAATGGAAGCTATCCGCCGTGTAGTGCTTGCCATCGCGCGTCGGGAATAGTGGCTGCGAACCGATGCGGTCGCCCGCCGCATCCTTCCACACCTCCCGCAGATCATCCGTCCATTCAAGCAGTATCGGCTTGCCGCCCTTGCTCGGCCTGTACGTCACCCCCTCTTGACCGGCCTGCGTGATTCGCAGCGCGAGCACATCGGCCTGACGCATGCCCGTCAGATAGCTCCAATGGGCCATCTGTGCGAGGCGGCGGGGAAGGGCGCCAATGATCGCGGTCAACTCGGCGTCGGTCACATAGCGTTGCCTAGGCGCCTCGGGATTGCGGAAGTGCATTCCCTTGCACGGATGATCGCCGCGAAACTCGCCCGCGTTCAGGAGGTGTGTATACATCGCCGATAGCAGCGCGCGGTCACGGTTCGCCGCCACATCGCCGCGCTCGGTTAGGTACTTGTAGACGTGCTCGCGCTTCAATTCGTCCAGCGCAAGCGCGCCGAATATCGGGATGAGCCGCTTTGCGCTCCTAGCATATCCCTTGCGCGTCTCTGGCCTTAGTTTGTCGTGGCGTAGCGCGAGATACTTCGCCAATGCCTCGCCGACCGTCTCTGCGGGCTTGTGCGGCTCGCCGACTAGCTCGGCGTACTGGCGAAGCGCCTCGCCATAGTCGCTGCCTAAGCGAAGCCAGCGCTGCTTGCCGTCCTGCCGGTACTTGTAGCTATAGACCTTTCCACGCTTGACCATACCGCGCGGTAGGAACTTGTTCGACTCACGCAGCCTTCCCACGGATCGCGCTCCAATCCGGTTCACGCGCCTTGCGCGCCGGCTTCTCGTTGCCGAAATAGTCTACGCGCTTCACCAGCGGGCGACCAACGGCATTCGGACGAAAGGGGATGCCCATTGCCGCCAGAGCGCGACACTGCGCCGACCAGCGCTTGCGCGCAGTCAGCTCAATGATTGTTTCTGGCGATAAGTGTTCGCTCACGCAGATTTCTTGGCCTTCGCCATTGCGTCGCAACTTTCAATGAAGTCGATAAGCTGCCAGCCAGTTATGAACTTTCTATCGTTTATTTCAACGAACCCTATCTTGCCTTTTTGAATCAACGATGAAATCGCACTAGACGCCACGCCAATGGCATCCGCCGCCTCCCTTCGATTGTATAGAGGCTTGAACCTTACGGTTTGGTGCACAAGTTCTGCGCGCGCCGCCTCATATTTGCTGTTCGGCGCGGCCTCTACACGCCTATGCACAATGTTATGCAAAGGCTTTTCATTCTTGATGGCTTCGCGTTCAGCGGCAATCGCATCAGCACGACTGGGGAAAGATACGATTTCGACTCTGGCTATGCTGCCGAACCAATGCGAGTGGTCTTGATGCTGGCCGAGTCGGGAAATTGCGGATAGTGAAATTCCGACATACAGAAGTTTACCGTCAGCATCGAAGTGTCGGTACAAATTCGTCTTGATTGCCAATCCTTCATTCATTCCATCGCCCATTCTCATTTCCTCGTCTTATCCCGCAATCAGTCGCCGGCTAGCCCTGACCGGTTCAATGAAGTCAGGGTGGTAGCCACTCGCCGTCTTTCTTCCCTCCCATAAAACGGTTGGACTATTGAACTCATCCACCCGCGTTACGATCCCGATCCTCTTTGCCTTCACGCCAACATAAAGGGTTGCCTCGATCCCTCTCTTGCTAAGGCGAACCTTCTGGCCGATTTTGAAAGGTGGTTGTGAACCTATCATTCTCTCTTCCTCACTCCGCTAGCCGATTAGGCTGGAATAGGTCCGCGTTCTTTGCCCTGAGTTCTGCGCAATGATCGCCAGGTAGGCAGTGACCGCCAGTTACACGGCATCCAAACCCGCAGTGACCGATATCGCCCCAAGGGCCGCGCTGCGTTACCGTATATTGCAGCGGGCATCCTTGCGCATCGAAGCCAGGATGGCTTGCGTAAGGGTTCACGCCGTCTTGTGGAACCATTCGTTCTTGCATAAAAATCCTAGTTCACCCCAGCGGACGATCCGCGAAAAGGGAAGGGTAAATTCTTCGATTCTCGGTCTTTTACGTAACTCCCCAACCAATGCAGCCAGATAAACGAGGCCGCAGCGTAAGGCTCGTTAGCAATGCACATCGCGAATGCGAAGAGCAAAATCATTGCGGTAGTTTCTTCGCAAGATCGGGTGTAAGCCCGCACAAATTTGTTGATCGTGTTTCGCTGATTCTCGATACGATGGTGCAGGGCATTCATCTGGCGCGCGCTTTCGTAGTCGGCTGCTTCAACCGCGGCAACGTGATCGGCATAGCGCACGTAGTCGCCGTCCGAATCAGGCTCGATGTCCTGCCAGTTTTCCATCCCGCGCGAGCGCAGAACCAATTCGTATCGTGCAATCGTGCTCATCGCGCCCCCCCAAATCACCCAACCACACCACCCAAAGAACACAACCCACCCGAGCAGGCACAGCACGCCATAGACCGATTTTGAAACGTTCGGTGTAAGGGATCTGGCATTCATGCTGTCAACACGTTCCCGCAAACGGACGTCGAATGCCTCGACGCGAGCTTGGCGATGTTCCGCTGTCGCAACGCCTCGCGTTCTGCGGTGCGAGGGTTGTATTCGTAGCTGAATTTCTGTGGCATCACCCCTCCTTGCTCGGCGTGGGCTGATCGTCGAAAAAGCCGCGTAGGTTTCGATACAAGCTCTCTGCCTGCTCCCAACTAAGTTCGACCTGGATGCCACCCGCATTTAAGCGAATATAGGAAAGCTCGGCGTTTTCCACCGTCACGTCTTCGAACTCGTCTTGAGAAATGTCGATCTGAATTTCCATCACGGCTTCACCTCCGGCGTGGGTGCGGCGGCGAGCGCTTGCCTCATTTGCTCTGCCGTATACAGCCATGTGCAATCGAAATCGATTACCCGACCACGCTGGCATCGTGCGCATTGATCCACGTAGCTCGGCAACAAAATTCCGAACGTACCGATTCGACGCCAGCGGTGTATTCCGAGTGCACAAAGTAGATTCATTTGCTGAGCCTCTCGATCGCTGATTCGATGATTTCCCGCGCAAGACCACCAATGCCGTGTGGAACAAGCGAACCGCTGGCATCGAGGTTTAGCAGCGCTTTGGCCTGAGCAATAAAAGCGGAGTGATCCTCCGGCAAGCCCGTCTGCGCCACGGGAATTTCAGCGATCAGCGACTCGATGCTCATGCCCGTAGGCGACCACGTCTTGCCAAGCTTGACGCACAGCATCTTCTCGACTTCGATTGCCCATGCCGCAACCTGATCCGTCTGCGCCACGGGCTGCGCGGCAAGTCCAGCTTCAAGAATCGCTGTCACGCACGGACGCCCAATGAAAGCCTTGTTCACGATCGCGTAGGCGGCGTCTATCATTTCCTTGGTCGGCTCACGGATTACTTCCCCCTGCGCGGCGAGCATCGGGGCGATGGCTTTGAATCGGTGACGTGCTGCGACCAGCGCATCGTAAGCACCAAGGCAGTATGCTTGTGCAGAGTCTTTGCCGCGGAATTCCTCGCGACCACTGCCGTACAGTTTTTCATTCAGTCGTTCTATCTCGGCATCGAACACATCGTGCGGAGCTTTGGCTGCTTCCGACAGCCTGTCGAGCATTGGCCCGATGACTTCGGCTACGTGGCGAACTGACGCACGCAAATTGTTTCCGTCGTACACGTCGATGAAAGCCGCATACGCATCGTTCTCAATTTCGTCCGTAACGAAAAACTTCGTTTGCTCGCTCACTTCCCACCCCCAAGTTGATCGGCGACGGCTAGCACATGCTCCAACATCGCGCGCGCCTGCGGGTCATTAAGCAGGTTTGTTCCTATCGGCCAACAATGAGGGTATTTGTCACTGAACGACCTGTCGAAGTTGATGCCGGCGTCGGGGTGAAAATCCTTCGGAAGTCGCCACGACAAAAAACGACGCACCATTTCATCCGTCACGACATCTTTGGTTACTGGCGTTTGCGCCCGTGCTCGAAATTCATCACGCTCGGCGATGAGTCTTTCGAGAAACGTCGACATGTCTTCGTCGTCGTGCGCACCGCCCTTTTCGCGAACGGCCAGATTCGCCGCAATCTCGTCGTGCAAAACTTCCTTTAGCCGATCAATTTCCACTTTCTGCTGTTCGATCCTTTCCTTACCCCGCTCGCTAGTTAACGATGCCGGCGTTTCGTTTACTTGGGGGTGCGGCGGGTGGGTGTAGAGCGCCATCCACGGATAGCTCTCGGCACGATGCGCATCACTGCCGACCGGACGAGTGTCCGACCAGAGCGGCCCGTTACGCGGATGCACAGGAACGTGCGCTACTAGCTCTCCCTGCGCCGCAGGTTGGGCAAATATGACACTCCCATCCTCAGCATGCGTGTGCGCCCTTGATACTGCACACCAACAATCGGATTGCGAAAGCGCCGCAACCCGCTTCATCCGCGACTTGCTCGGCGTGTCGTCCGCTGCGGTGTGTTGGGCGGCAAGGGCGGAACTCCACGCCGCTTGCCAGTTATCCCATGCGACGGTCGTTTGAATATCCGCATCCGGCTCAACTGGAAGGCCGAACCATCGCTCAAACGCGGCACGGCACGAAGCATCCGCAACGGTTGGCATCTTGCAGCATCGACCGAACGGCATATCCTTGGCCGCGCAGGTACATTCCGGCTGGGCGGCAAGTCTTACCGCCATCTCCTCGCCGAATTCGCGCTGTTCGTTACCTTGAAACCCGCACAGGAGCATCGCATCGTTTGCCGCCTGTTCGTCGGCGTCGCTGCCATCACCGCAAACCTTCGGTAGCCACCGAATCAGCGCGGCTTGCAATTCAGCGATCTGCGCTTGATAGCGATTTTGCCCCCGGGTCGCCAGCCGCACCAGTTCCGCGCGAATCAATTTCCACTTGTCCCCGTGCATCGTCACGCAGTCGAACTGCTCGATCGCTTCGCGGACCTCGGGCGGGAAGGGGGAAAGGTCGGTCATAGCGCCCACCCGAAAGGAATGTCCGCGCGCTTGACATACTTGACCACCAAGCCCTCATCGTTGGCGATCAGATGCACGTCATAGCCAAGTTGGTCCGCAGCGCTGACTCGTGCGTGCAGATCAGCGAGCGACCAACCCTCTGACAGTCTCGCCTTTGGATAAGTCCACATGATCTTGCGACTCGCATACTTGACCTTCCATGCGAAATCCTTCACGTCTTTGAGAAGACGCTGATACGGATTAATCCTCACGGTCATACATTCTCCTTTCGCCGAGCCGATGAACTGGCCCGGCGTGGTTGGGATAGATCAGAACGGGATTCGGTCGGAATCGGTGAAATCGTCGGCTGGCGCTGGCGCTTGACGTGAACCACTCGCCTGCCGCTGTTCGCCGCCT